TAGCTTAGCGCCATCAACGGAAACATCACGCCCATCAAAGGTGCTCGTAGTTGTAACAGCTCCAGTCAATGCACCACCAGCAAGAGGCAGGGCAATATTAGTAACGCTAGTATCAAAGTCAGCAGACACTGCTTGGTTTGAACCATTACCTAAAAAGAAATTACCAGAATCAAGATTGGGGGTTGCGTTAGCTCGACCAGCACCAGCAATGAACAAAGCTCCAGTAGATGCGTGAACCCTCTCAACCTTGCCTAGGTTTTGTATAAGCGAGGTCTCACCAGCAGGGGCCGTAGCAGTTAGCTCTCCAGAAGTAGTGCTAACATAGAGTTGATCACCAAGGGAAAAAGGTGTTGTATCTATGTTATGTAATTGGCCATAAGTTACGCAATTAACATTTGCATTAGCACTAACTGTAGTTTGAGATACTCCAAAGGATGGCATCTTAGTAAAGTCACTAGCGTTTGCCTTCATAACTATAGGCGTATTTCCGCTTATTCCTGAAATATAAAGTGCATCACCTTTAGTTATTGCCTCCCCAGCCTTAGCAGGAAACACCTGTGCACCGCTGAGATCACCCTCAAACAACGGTGCTTCAATGGTACCTGTTACGATACCACCAGTTGATAGTAAGTAGTCTTCAGCATCTGCTGTTGCAATGGTGCCTAAATCTAAGTTAGTCCTAGCTGCACTTACATCTGTTAAGTCACTTAAGTTGTTTGTGGCAAGTAACACACCAGAGAGAGAAGCATAAGCACTCACCCACTGGGCACCCTCATACACTTTCATAGTGTCAGTGGTGGTGTTGAAGTACAAAGTACCAGCTACTAAAGGATCACCATCATTATCTGTGGTGGGGTCATCAGTTTTCTGTCCCAAGTATCTGTCATCAAAGCTATCAAAAGCTGCTAGTGCTGCATCCCTAGCTGCTTCTGAAGCAGCCTGAGCTGTTAAAGAAGTAGCTGCACTACCAGCAGAGTTAGTTGCTGAAGTAGCAGAAGCTGTAGCACTTGCAGCAGAAGCTGTAGCACTGTTAGCTGCATCAGTGGCTGACCCAGATGCTGCTAACTCTGAAGAACTGGCGTTAGTTTCTGAGACAGCAGCAGCACTAGCACTAGTAGATGCAGAAACTGCACTAGCAGCAGCAGCGTCCTTAGACACTAGTGCGCTTGCCTCAGATATATCAGCATTAGTTTCACTATCAAATGAAGCTGCTTCTGAAAGGCTAGCTTCAAGAGCACTGGAAGCTGCATTAGCCTCACTCACATTAGCAGCGTCAGCGCTAAGTTGAGCATCTGATGCACTTGATGCTGCACTCACAGCACTCGATGCAGCAGCAGCTTCACTGTTTATTGCATTAACTTCACTAAGACCTGCATTAGTTTCACTAGTCGAAGCAGCAAGTGCAGCAGCAGAAGCTGTAACAGTATTAGCAGCTACAGAAGTCTCACTAGCTTGAGCATTTTGTGCAGCAGTTAAAGCTTGGTTCTTATAGTCAAGTGCTTGAGTAGCAGAGCTTCCAGCTTGAGTCGCACTGGCAGCCGAGGCAACAGCGCTTGTCTCAGAAGCATTGGCACTAAGAGATGCCTCAGTTGCAGATGCAGTAGCGTTAGTTTCACTAGCTGAGGCAGCTTGAGCTTCACTAACAGCAGTTGCGCTTGCTTGGCTAGAAACTGTAGCTGATGCGGCAGCATCTTGAGCATACTTATAAGCGCCATAGAAAGCTGTACTGTCCACTAAAGAGACTGAAGTAGCCCATTGCATCGCAAGGTCTTCGGAATCTGAAGCAGCAGTAGAACTTGCAGCAGCGTTAGCTTCGCTCAAAGCAGCGTTGTCTTCTGAAGTTTCGGCAAGATCTGCTGAGGCTAAAGAGGCAGCTGCACTACTTGCTGACGCAGCAGCACTGTTTACCGAAGTGAGAGAGTACTGTTGAGCAGCAATAGAAGCTGTGGTAGCACTTATGTCAGATGACTCAGCACTAGCTTCACTTGCGGCAGCGGCAGCAGCACTGGCAGCAGCACCACTGGCACTGTTACTAGCTGCGAGAGCTTCATTCTCTGCATCAACAACGTGTTGCGCTGCTAATAGATTAGAAGTTTCAGCGTTGACTGCACTTGTCTCTGAGCTAATAGCACTTGCAGCACTCTGAGAAGCACTCGCAGCACTGGCATCAGCACTCGAAGCAGCGTCAGTTTCACTAGTGAGTGCAGAAGATGCGCTGGCAGCAGCAGCAAGCTCTGAGGCATAAGCAGCTGCCTGAGACACTTTCGCTTCATTAGCAGCAGAAACAGCTGTGTCGTTAGCTGTGATTGCCTCAGGCGAACCGTTTTCCCCAAAAGAGCCGCCAAGTGATGAATCATCAGTTACTATTAGATTAGTAGTTGGTTCTGGGCCTACAGTGTTTGTGGGTATGACTTGGACTTGATCATCCCCGGAACCTCCAAAAGATCCACCAAGAGCGATATCATCTGTTATATCTGACATGTTGCCTCCTTAGATTAATCCCCTTGCATCAAAGCTAACATGAGCTTGACCAGCGGAGAGTTTACGTTTCTTCTCTTCGTTGTTTAACTCTTGTACGGCTTCTGCAAAGCGAGCTTTATATTTCTCTGATTGTTGATCTTCTTGTAAGTAGTCAAAGCAACGATGCAAAGCACCGAACAGTAGTACACGCTCATTTTGATCTTTCAACCAATTACCAATCTCTGCGACATACCTGACATACTCACCTTCAATCTCTTGATAAGTTCTTTTCTCCAGCACTGTAAGTGCTTCATACTCAACCGCAGTCTTTACCTCATAGGTATCACTGTCAGCTTGAGCCTCAGCAAGTGTAACCGTAGCAGGTATGGTCTTACGTGCATCTAGGGCAGCGAGTCTACGGTAGTAGAACAACTCTACAACATCACCCTCAGCTACTAGCTGACCCGCAATCAGGATGTTCCCACCCTTACGGGTAAAGTAACCACTGTTGTGAGTGCTATCGTTGTAGTCGTAGAAGGTCTTAGTGTCTACTGTTTCATTGTACACAGTGTCTTGATATGCACTATGAGTGTTTACACTGGGCGTATCTGAAGCTAAGATGATTGCATAGTTCTTCTGGTTAACATCAGTAACCTCAACACCATTAACAGTAGCTCCTATCTCAGGGCGTTTGGTCGTGCCCATAGATCTCAAGACAATAAAAGAGACTGTATCATGGGGCACTGCAAAGGTAGCATTAGCTACGTCTGGGTTAGTGTCGTTAGTGTTAAACTGTGCATCTTTAATGTTATTACTTACAGCTACTGCATAGACACCTTCTGATGTCTTTGTACAATAGGTGATGGGTGTGTCTTTACGAATGACGTAGTACTTAGAGAACTCCAAAGGTGGAATCTCTAAATGTCGGTACGCTTCATCTGCGGCATACCTTAAGCTTGATTGTATAATAGAGTCAGAAAGAACCGCTTGCTCACGGTTAGCCCAATCTCGTACCATCTTTACTAATTCTGTATATGTAGCCATTGGGCCTCTCCTTCTACCATTTAACTTTGTTAGCCCAATAAGCTGCACTCATTGGCCCTTTGCTAATGTTCTTTTGATGACGGGCCTTAAAGCTTTTACGCTTAGCCTTCATCTTTGCTGACTCACCTGCTTTAGGCTTTCCTGCGGTTGAGGCACCTTGCTCTCCAAACCGTATGATCTTCTCTACACCATTGGAACATGCTTTTACAACATGGCTCTTTGTTGGGTGGTTAGGAGTACGCTGGGGTTGGTTACACTTCATTTTACTTTTATCAATTGCCATCTTTTTCCCTCCGCTTGCCGCTTGCCGTGACATCATGTTTAATCCTTTTAGAGCTAGTCTTTTTACGCTTGCTCCTTTCTTTCTCTGCCTTGGTCATCTTAGCTGCGACAGCCTTAGGTCGGCAGGAAGGGTAGGGTCGCTTGCTGTCTTTTGCAGACTTACGACCACACGCTTCACCTGTCTTAAGGTCAACCCATTCCTCGTGGAACCACTTACTTAAACCGCCTTTGTACTTAGCCATTATCGGTAGCCTCCCCCACGTTTCTTATATTCTTTTACTAGCCAACCGTTAGCATAAGCAGAAGGATACACATCAAACTTACGCTTAGCTTCTGCCTTAACTCGGGAGTATAAAGCCTTGTTAGTTGGAACAGGCTTGCTTAAGGGGCCTTTCTTATTAGCCATCACTGCCCCCTAGTAAGACATTAATGCTGGATACTCTGACTTCATGATTGCAATAACCTTACGAACTGCTGTGGGGTCGTGCATGAAGTTTGCATCGTGTACATCAATCTTGTATTTAGTTAAAATATCTAAAGCTACGATATCAGGAATAGTACATGCCTTTTTGTACCCAATGTCTTTACGCCCTATACGGGTTCCTTCTCTATCAGCTTTAGCTTGCGCTATAAAAGGTGCAGCGTCTTGATGAATCTGGAAATCACCTGTGTCTATATCAATACCACCTGTCATTCCACCTGCGGTATTAATAGTATAGTGTTTAGAATCCATTAGTCCCACCTCTTATATCTTAATTAGTTATCGCTACAAAGCGACCAGTCTTTCCAATAACACCAAGGACTGGGCCAACAATGGCGAAGTCAATAGTGCCTTTAATAAATCGAGCTGATGACAGCTCATAACCACCACCTGTTGCGTCTGCGGTTACCCACACGCAGTCCTCAGCAGGGAGGTTGTATTGTGTTCCAGCTGTGAAGCCATTAGCTGTTGTTCCGATTGTACCTTTAATTACCATCATAATTACTTATCTCCTAAAGCAATAATAAAAAAAGGGGGAGAAGCCCTAAAGCAACTCCCCCATAGATGTTACCCTAAAGTCTTACTTAAGACCGTAGATAGCACCACAACCCAATGGGTTCTTAACTTCAAACGTGTTCTCTTCTACCAGCATACCGACAGTAGAGTCACCTTTCTGACCTACATCTACTTCGGCCAAAGGACGCAGAGATGCAAGTGCAAACCACTGAGGATCATATACAAGTGCACATGAATCAGAGTAGTCGTTCGCAGTACCAGCAGTGCCAGTCTGGAGACCCATGATGTAGTTTGGAACTACCATCAGATCACCAAAGTCAGACATGTAGATATCAACAGACTGACGTAGCTTGCCATCTGCATCAATGTTACGCTGAACACCAGTGTCACCAACCATCAGGTCAGAGAAGTCACGGCGAAGCTTAGGAGACAACATGATCTTAGTTGCCTTACCGCCTTGCTCGTAGATCTTCTGCATGGTGCCATCGATGTCAGTCAGGCTCAGTGCTGAACGAGAAGCATCAGCAAGCAAGGTAGGAACGTGAGTACCCTTACCAGCGTTAGCGCCAACAGCAGTACCAGAAGCAAAAGTACAAGTCTTCTCGTCATTTACGTATGACTGGAAGCCACCCATGGTACGAGTACCTGAGCCGTTAGCAACCTGATAGCCATTTACCAGATCGTGCTCGATGTCACGGCGAAGCTCAGTACCACGCTTCTTCAACTGGTATGCGTACTCATCAGCAACGCCAGCCTGATCTACTGCACGGCGGGTGCCGGATACAGCGATAGTCTTACCGTTGATCTGAGTGTAGTTACCCAAGCGAGTGCGTGATGGGCCAACAGGGTTAAATGCAGCACCGCCTTCAGAACCGCCAGCACCGGGCTGTACGTAGTCAGCACCGTCAACCAGCTTAGAGTTGCCGGGTGCAGCTAGCTCGTCAGTCTGCCACTCGTGGTAGATTGCAGTAGCTTTGCTCTTGCCGATAGACGACAGGAAAGGAGTCTCATCACGAGTGATAAGGGAGATGAAGTTAGCAAGATCTTCACGTTGTGAAACATTGCTGTTACTAGTTCCAGAGGCAACGCCTCCAGCTGGGCCTGTGGTAGCTCGACCGCCAATTGTAGCCATAATAGTATTCCTTATATTTAATTAGAGTTTCAGAGAGTTTGCTGCATAATCCCGCAGAAAAGCCATCTGGTCATCAGAGGAAGCATCTTCACGGAAGGCTCTTGCCTTCGTCATCTTGGATGCGTCCTGCTTCTGACGATTGGGTGACTTCGCCTTTTTGGTAGGCACTGCTTTCTTTGAAGGAGCAGCCTTACGTTTGGCTTGGCCTTTAGTGACACCTTGCTTTAACACACGGTAGTCATTCAATAGCCGAACAATGTTAGGATCAACAATAGAATCTACAAGCTCTTCAGATACACCCTCACCTATGGCAAAGTTACGTATCTCAGCAGCTATCTCAGCATTAAACCCGGGCAACTGTGCTTCAATGTTATCATTAAAGTAAGTCAGCTGTTCTTCCCAGAGTTGTTCCTGAATAGATTGTTGTTGTACTTTTAATTGTTCTTGTAAGCCTTCACGCTGCTTGCGAGCATTCCAGTATCTTTTCTGGACTTGTTCACGTTGATCCTTCAGTTCGCTTACCTCGTAAGTGTCACCATCAGCACGAGCCTTATCAATCTTAGCCTCGATGTCATGGTATTCCTTAGCAAGGTTTTGTTCAGTTCCTACTAGAATTGCAGCAGAAGCGTTACCAAGTTCTTGCACTTCAGCGAGGGCTCGTGCCCGTTCGTCTTCAAGTGCTTTCTTAGCTTCGCCTAGTTCACGACCCTTTTTACTAAGTGAGCTGTCAGTCTGATAGCCTTTCAGGAGATCCGCAAAGGATACATCCAGTTCTTCACCATCAATCTTAACACGGACTTTAGCGTCCAGATCTAAATCGTCAGCAGTGAATACATCAGTCTCTTGGGTAGAATCCTCTTCGGAATCATCCTCATCTTCTGTTTCTTCTGCGTCTTCTTCATCTCCCTCTTCAGTAACGGTTTCATCAGATTCTTCAGGGTCTTCTACTTCGTCTGATTCCACCGGGTCAACCTCTGGAACTTCCTCATTAGGTAGCGGTGCTTCATTCTCCAGAAAGTCTGAATTACTTAGCACGGCATCTAGGAGGCTCTGTTCGGTCTGACCGTTATCGGACATCTGCACATTGTCATCCATAGCGGGTAGAGTAGTGTTGTCTGTCATATTTAATTCCTCTTCTATTTAGCAACAGCTTTCTTAGCTGCTACCTTTTGCGTAGTTGGTTCAGTTGCTGGTACTAGGTTAGCTTCATAACGATCCTTGAGAGCATATAGGCTCACCAAGTTGTTTGAGTTTAACTTACATTTACCTGCACTACGCATTGAATCATATTCTAATAATCCAATCATCCCCACTACATTCTCTAGTAGGGTTTCATAATTAATTGTTCTACTGTCCATCGTCCTCGACCTCTCTTTCTAAGTGTGGTATGTTCTTTCCGTACATCTCGTATTGTGCTAGCTTGGACTTAACGTCCCCCAAGGATAAGACACAGGAGTAAATAAACTCTCTGGTCTTATTCTCATGGGGTTCCGTATTGAGGAACTGAAGGTAGTAATCTACCATCAACTCCCCATAAGCCCCTGTGAAAAACTCTTCACGCTCTCTTGAAGCGAACTGGGCATTCACTAGGGCTTGTTTAGCTAGGACATCTGGATGTACATTCTTCAACCGCTTCTCGGCTGTCTGCTTGTACTTATTCATCCTATTCCTCTTATTAGATTGGTAATTGACCTTGCATCATAGCCATCATATCTTGTTCAGACATCTGGCCTTGTGGGGCTTGTTCCTGTGGCATAGGCTCTTCCATTGGTTGTTCAACCTTACCACCCATGACCTCAGAGACCATTGCTAGTATCTGATCATACGTTGGGTGCTCAGGGATAACAGCACCTTCCTTCTGTGCTTTGATCGTTAGATCAGCCCACTCTTGGTAGTGCTTATCAATGGCTACTGCCATTTGCTTAGAATTGTCTTGTACAGTGTTAGCACTCTGTGCATCAGTGTAACGAACATTAGCTTCTGATAGATCAACATCAGCCGCAGCCTTTCTGTTCTGAAGCTCCTGTGTCTTCTGGGCATTCTCAGTTTGTGATTGGACTGCCTTAGCTGCATTCTCTTTAAACTCATCAGTAGTGTAGTCTTCTAGGAAGTCATCACTGGATAGTCCCATAGCTTCTAACAACTTAGTTGCAAGTATTGCAGGTGACTCTGGCTTAATGATACTGCCAGCTCCAGCTGAGTTCAAGCTAGGTAAGATCTGTTGACCTACTGTTGTTAGCTTATTGATCAGGTTAGCATTGCTGTTCTCACCGATGTCCAAGATGACATCACATTCCATACGGTCTGGTAGGTTTCCACAATCCACAACCTCTGTAATGCCACCAACACAGACATTCATCTGGTTGATCTGCTTACGGATAGTTGAGTATACACCCTCACATAGACGCTTGAGACCTGTCTCAGCGAACCTACGGGCAATGTGTTGGATGCGTTTCTGGGAAGCAGACTGCACAGCAGCCATCTTACCTTCACTGTTACCAGAGACATACAGTGTATCGTTAAGGCCTTGAGCAGCCTTAGACATACCTGTCGCTTGTTCTTTAATAATCTGTAGGTGTTGCAGTAACGGCACAGTACCAGTCGAGATAGTCTCAGGAGGTAGGGCAGCAACAGCACCTTGTGGTGATCCGTTAGTAGGGATGATCTGTTTAGGCTTCATGTTCTGCAACGCAGAGAAGTCTACCACGTTTGGATCAGCTAACTTAGGACTGTAGTTAGTAAGGTACGTGTTCTCCACGAAGCCCCTTAGGATAGCCGTAGCAGCCAAAGTAGACGAACGGGTAAGGTCAGCTATGGATAGACCATAGAACTCGTGAGGGATGTCTATAGGGGACAATGCGGCCACCTGAATAAGATCACAGTCTTCTTCATGGAATACCTTGCCACCAATCATAATGAATCGCTTAAGCTCAGCAATACCATCACCATCACGGTCAACATTCATCCAGCACTCTGTCACAGACAGCTCTCGATTGGCTTCTACAGGCATTGAGTCACTAGCACCCTGCCAGTAAGACATACCAACTACTTCCTTACGTGCAGCAACGTCTTGGCTGTAACGGGTATTACCCGACCATGCCATACCACCTAGCTCATCCCACTCATCATCATTGATGTTATCAGCAATATCAGGCCAATACTTACGGATTTCACTACGTGTCATGTCTGTTTGGATACCAACAAAGTTAGCGTCTTCAATACAGGTAGCATCACGGGAAATACGGAAGTTCTCCGGGGGGATGTTCTCTAATCGTACCTTAGAACGGTCTATGGTGCGCTTAATGCGTACGTTTACGTAGACAAGTTCAGCATCACCTGTAGCATCTACCTCATTCTCAAACTCAAGATCACCTACGATCTCTACAGATTCATCAGACAGCAGCTCATCGAGCTTCGCCTGAGAGATCACTTCGTACTCTTCAAAGGTTGTGTAGTAATCCTCTACATAATCCCATCGAATGATACCATTCTTCCAAAGGAGGGAAGACTTTATCCATGTTTGGATTATCTCCCATCCATTATTCTGTTTAAACAAGCAGTAATTGGTTACCATAGAGGCATCGTGTGCTTGTTTGTGTGCACCGGGAGAGGCTGCATAGGGGGTGAATTTAGCCAGCTTACCATTGTTTAGGAACAGGTCACATAAGACAGCTGTGTACGCTTCAACTGTTTCAGTTGTAGACGTATCAACAATGGTGCTTACGCCTTGTGGCTTCAAGTGCCCTTGGGCTAGACCAGCATACTCATAGGTGCTCTTCTCACGCTCTCTTGAGAGGTCTGAGGAGTTCAACCAATCACCTACACTGTTAGCAATACCCTGTTCAACTAGGTTAGCTAGCTGTTCATCCGTTACTTTCTCTTTATATCCGTGACTCATTAGTGCCTCCAAGGGGTTGATTTAGACTTCTCTAGTTCTTTACTAGAGTAACTACCAGCCTTAGGCAACTCTCTGGGTTTCTTACTAGCCTCTTTCTTAGCAGTCTTTTGCTTAGGTGCTTCTTCGTTAAATCGCATAGTTCCCTCCAAGGGTCAATCTATCAATCGTTATAATGAAGACTATTGCTACATGTCCTGCCACTATACGTGTGGCCTTTGCAGGTACGGTCTTCGTTAATAAAAAGGTATCGTTTTATTCCCCCAGCGATACCAGACTGGGTGAGGACTAATGGAATCCAGTTGGGGCTTTTAACCCCGTATTCATAACCATTGAGTTTCATCCTCGATCTGCATAGAAACTCTGGTTGACCAAGGGACATTGTTACTCTGAAGCTTATCCCAGTGGGTACGTAAGACTTCACAGGCTATGGCCAATGCCATTACCGTGTCATCATTACAGCCAGCTGCTGCTTCAGTCTTCCCTGTGTCCGTTGATACATAGTCTTTTAGTTCTTGAATCATAATGTTAGAAGGGATGTTAACCTCTTCGTTCTCTATGAGAGACTTCAAGTTACCTATGATAGCTGGCTTAGAAGCTGAGGTAGTCCTGAAGCCTACACGAGCAGCAGACTCATGGTTGACATTAGCCTTCTTAGCCTGTTTATAGAGGTTGACATAGTTCATTGATTCAAGCTTTTGTATTGTTGCAATACCCATCGAGTTAGACTCTGGGCATAGGAGTGAGTTGTTGTAATAGCGACCTAGGTAGAACAGTAGTTCCCCGAAGAGACTAGGGTCTATCCTATTGTCCCTATACAATGCCATCACTCTATAATCTTTGTTTAAGACAACAGCAGTGGAGTAATCCTGACCAACACCTAGTGCCACATCAGCAGCAATAACATAGTTGTCTTCCCACTTAGGGTAGCTAAAGATCTGTAGCTTACCCTCCCGGTTATCCTCAAACTGCTTACTGTTAGCATCCCACGACCTGTGGCTCTCTGGAGTCTCTGGTACCAGCTGTTCCAGCTTCTCTATGTCAAAGACATTAGATCCTGAGACTAGAAATGCTTCCTCAGCTGTAGTGGGGTATTCCTGTCGGAACTTATGTTCACCCCCTTCAGCTATCTTCAGCCTTCTCCAGTAGAGCTGGTCATTGTCTAGGTCAAACCTTTCAACAAGCTTCTCTTCCTCTACTGATAATTCCATACCTTCCGGGTGTGGTCTACGGTATTCATCCGTAAGGAACCATGGGAGGAAGATAGGCAGGTATTCATTCTCCCCAGCAACAGCTCCCTTCCACAATCTATAGAACTCTCCCTGAGCACCATTAGCGGTGGACTCTAGGATTACCTCGGTACCATCGGTCTGTGGGATACCTTGGAACAAACCTGCAAGTATCTTCTCATCGTGGTTCCAGAAGGCAACCTCGGATAGGTGTGCGATTGTTGGAGTAGTACCTCGGCCAGCTTCAGGTGCCCCAGCAGTATAAAGACGGTAACTAGCCTTAGCAGACTTGTCTTTGAAGTACGGTGAGGTAATGATGACTTCCTTGGCATTACTACGTTCCTCCTTAGGGGACAGTGCTTCAGGCATATTCCTGATTAAGTTCTTAGACATACTGAACAGAGCATCTGAAGTAGCACTATCATGTGCCATTACAACTGACCTCGAATGAGGAGAGAAGTATGACTTCCAATACACCCTACCTACACAGTACGTAGAGATACCCTGCTGTCTTGCCTTAAGGATGATGGCCCTAACACGACCAGTCTCTTCCAACTGCTTTGTTAATTGTTCTGTTATAAGGATCTGTGCTTGGTTTAACTTGAAGGGTACAAAGCCCTTACTAGAGTCCTTAGTCACAATCCGTATCTGCTCCTGTGCGAAGCGTGTGAAGTCTTGTGAGTACTCTTCGAGAAGATTACGCTTCTCTTTCTCCTTCACAAGCTTAAGTAATTCTGTCTTATCCATTGCGTTAGTCCTCGGTGACTGGGCAGTATAAGGTCTCTCATAAACATATTTGTGGTATTCTGGGAGATCTGTGGGGATCTGTGGGAGGTTTGGGTACCCCCCTACTTATGAGTGCAACCAATTGTGAGACTTAGCTTCAGAGCGTGTGTCTATAAGTCAGGGGTATTGAGGTACCCTTAATACTTTCGGTACCCCCCTTGTTTCCCCATAGTGATTCCTGCCACTGTAGTGCTCTGTAAGAGCTTCTAGGGGGTGTACTATAGTAATCCCCTAGGTATTCCCTTATATCCTCCTATAGGGACTAACGAGAGCCCTGTTAGCAGTGGAGTTTACGGGAGTTACAGTGGGGTATTGTGGGGATCTATGGGAACCTGAGGGTGAAGACATGGTACTCTGTAGTAGACATCGTGAGCCACACTTTGTGTGTCTCTTTGGTAGACTAATGGCAATGGAGCCACGTAACATGATCACTGAGCCTAGCTCAAGCAGTACCGTTCCCCCTTTGGTGGTGCCTTCGGGCATCACATCCTTTTTAATTACTGGAGTATCCTCATGGATTCTATTACTTTATTAGCACTATCGTTCACCACTGTTGCCATCCTAGTAACCTTAGGGTTCACTGCATCTCTAGTAGCAGATGGCTTGCACAACTGGCACAAAGAACGACAGTACCGTAACCGTCCTCGTGGTGCCACACGTAGGACATTCAAGTAACACCTTGGGAGCCACACTGCGTGTGTCTCTTTTGTAGATAGGTACAATCCTGTATCATCTAATCTCTTAATTTAACATAAGGTTAAACATTATGACTGCTATCATTGAAGCTCCACGTAACTACATCATCCGTAACGCTCAGCTTAACTGGGCACGTTTGGATAAGCCAGTGTCTCCCTTCGGCACTGAGCAGTACGAGTTACAGATTGCCACGGACAGCAAGGATGTAGCTAAAGAATGGACTGCTAACTTCCTCAATGTCAAAGAGAAGGATGGCATGTTCTCAGTAGGTCTCAAGCGTAAAGCCCGTAAGGCTAACGGTGAGGACAACGGTAAGCCTAAGGTTGTTACAGCTGATCTCCAGCCTCTTCCAGAGGGCATCATGATCGGTAACGGCTCCGTAGGTAACGTGAAGGTCTATCAGTATCCGTACGATGTAGCTGGTCGCAAGGGCACTGGTTGCTCACTCACAGCTGTACAGATCACTAACCTGATCGAATACGCAGGTGGTTCATCTGATGACTTCGTAGCTATCGAGTCAGAAACACCAGCAGCTTCACCAGTGGCATCGGACTCTGTAACATCCGGTGACCTCTTCTAAGTACTAAAGAAACACTCGGGGCACTCAGGCATCACGCTTGGGTGCTCCGTAGCTTCTTGGTCAACCGACAAGGCTCATCCTGCATTCCTAGCGAGAGATCTCGGTAGTCCCTTTAGGGGGAACCCCGGTACTCCCTATCTATTAAGAGAGGTAGTTGTATGTATGTATATTATAGAGCTATGGCTCTTAAAGAGTTCCAAAGTGTCTTCATAAGAGAAGAGGACTACACTGGTTCTCAAGGTAGTACCTACTGGGCTGATAGTGCATCAGTAGCTAGTCGCTATATGAGTCCTAACAGAGTACTTGTAGAACTAACACTAGACAGACCTATCAACCCTGACTATAAGGGAGTAGCTGTTGGTGTTGATCTCCAAGGGTACTCTAACAATCATATAGAGTACTGTATGCCTAAGGTGTACTTCCAATCCAATGTTCTTCCTAACCTATTAGAGGTCACTTACTATGCCTAAGCCATTACAGGTAGCAACAACCATCCAGTCACAGATAGAGTCTGGTAGAGACAGTAAGGGTACGTCCGGTAGACACATGATGATGTGTTGGGCCTATGAGTCTCCATCAGTCGTAGAGGCTTACAACGACTACTGGGGTGGTCTACAGTTCCATGTCTCTGGTTTCAAACACAAGGGTACAGTAAGGGTCATGCTACATTACAATGACACATACACTGTATCCTTCTTAGATAAGCAAGGTAATGAAGTACACTCCGTAGACTACATCCACTTCCCTGAGTTAGCTGAGACTATAGATAGCTTCGTAGAGACTGGAGAGGTACTAGAAGATGCCTAATGATGATTACTTCACGTTATTAGCTATGGAACAATTGCAACAGGACATTGATGATGGTGATTGGTCTGCTATCTATGAGCTACTACAACAGCTTCCAGACAACACCCTGATGCAGTACGTAACCTTCGAGGAGCCTTCTTATGATTGAGTCAGACTACACCTGTTATAAGTGTGGCCCTGTACATGGGGATGATGTCAACTCATTAGAGGTTGTTGATCATGTCCCTTATGGGGATCAGTCAGTCCCTATGTACACCTATGAATACAGTTGCAACTACTGTAATAGTGAGGTGGAGTACGATGGGTGACATGACTATCCTCTTAATATCATCCATAGCAATCTGTCTGTATATTAGCCTAACTAAGGATTAACCATGAAACTATTAGATAGAAGTGGTGGTAACACCAAACTCAACAAGACCAATAAGAAAGAGATTGATCTACACTTTGCAGGTCTATCAATGCACCCTGATGATGCTATATGTGCTGGTGCTAAGGCTGCTGGTTGTATGGATGATTGTCTTAAAGAAGCTGGTCTCGGTGGTGTCTACCCCAGTGTCAACCAAGCTCGTCAAGCTAAGACAGACTTCTATCTATCAGATCAAGAAGGTTTCTTGGTACAGTTACGTAGGGAACTAACCAACTACGTTAAGTGGTGTGCTAAGAAAGGACTGCATGGTGTCGTACGCTTAAACGTACTGTCAGACATCCCTTGGGAAACCCATAACATCCCACAGGACTTCCCCGAGCTTAGCTTCTATGACTATTCTAAGGTCGCTAAGAGGTTCCACAAGGGTATGCCTAGTAACTATCGGTTGATGTTCAGCTACAGTGGTAAGCCTAGCTATAAGAAACAAGTACTAAGTTTCCTAGACTCAGGTAGTGACTCCGCTGTTGCTGTTGTATTCAACCGTAGGCCATTCCCAGCTACATTCTTAGGTCGTAATGTTATAGACGGAGATGCCAGTGATTGGGTCAATGTCAACACCAAGGGTGTAGTTGTAGGTCTGACAGCTAAAGGGCCAGCTAAGCATAACGATAATGGGTTTGTTGTTGATGTATCAGAAATACCAGTATTCGCTGTTGGAGGTATGTAATGAATGGTAAGGGTGACAAAGCAAGACCTTTCAAAGTGTCCCGTGAGGTCTATGAGGATAGATATGATGCTATCTTTGGTAAGAAGAAGGAAACTGTTGTAGTACAGAATGATCTCTATGAGAACTCTCCATTCCATAAGTGGATGCAAGAGTGCCCAGTAGAGTATTCAGAAAACTTCACAGATAATCATGGTACTCGTGCAGAGTACACCTTTTGGATAGAAGAAGTTTAACCTTAATGTAATTATTGGAGTAGTATATGTTTAAAGCAACCAGATTGTTCTCATTCCGTATCTCAAAGAAGTCCAACGGTCGTATCCGATTCACTGCCCTAGGCTTCTCAGGTTTCATTGCTTTACGTAAGATCAAGTCTCGTGGTTATGGCGTACAACGTCAGTCAACCTTCACCCAGCTGCACCTTGGACGTATCTCTATCGCTCTTGAGCACAACCGTCCAGCTAAGCAAGTGTGGAACTTCGCAGGGTAATACTATGAAGGTCTTCGTATATTATAACTTGCGTAAGAAGTGTTTCAGCGTGAAGGCATTAGAGGGTACTAACAAAGGGCGTGTGGTCAAACATGCGTCCTCTGTTATCCTCACTAATGTAACCTTCAAGGTATCAGAAGCAGGTAGACAAAGAGTTCTCAGAGACAAGCAGAAGAATGTACATGCAGGTGCCCAAGGCACACTATGCTCAACTGACATTCCATTTGCTTGGGTAACATCAAGACCTCGATCAGCCACATACAATCCTTATAGTAACAAGACTTTCA